AGGTGCTCAAGGGGCAAGTCCTAAAGGAAACAAAGGTCATGCTGGAAACACAGGCCCTCAAGGTGCTCAAGGGGCAAATCCTCAAGGAGCTAAAGGTCATGCTGGGGCTACAGGCCCTCAAGGTGCTCAAGGGGCAAATCCAACCGGCCCTAAAGGTCATGCTGGGGCTACAGGCCCTCAAGGTGCTCAAGGGGCAAGTCCTCAAGGAGCTAAAGGTCATGCTGGGGCTACAGGCCCTCAAGGTGCTCAAGGGGCAAGTCCTCAAGGAGCTAAAGGTCATGCTGGGGCTACAGGCCCTCAAGGTGCTCAAGGGGCAAATCCAACCGGCCCTAAAGGTCATGCTGGGGCTAAAGGTTCAACAGGTGCACAAGGAGCAAGTCCTAAAGGAAACACAGGTCATGCTGGGGCTAAAGGTGCAACGGGTGCTAAAGGAAATACAGGAAATACAGGTCCTACTGGGGCAGCTGGTGACCAAGGTTCAACAGGTGCTCAAGGTGCTAAAGGTGATAAAGGAAATACAGGTTCAGCAGGAGATACAGGCCCTCAAGGTGGACAAGGTGCTAAAGGCCCAAAAGGAAATACAGGTAATGCTGGAAATAAAGGTTCAACAGGTGCTCAAGGTGCTAAAGGCCCAAAAGGAAACACAGGTAATGCTGGAAACCAAGGTTCAACAGGTGCTCAAGGTGCTAAAGGTGATAAAGGAAATACTGGGGCAGCTGGTAATCAAGGTTCAACAGGAGCTCAAGGTGCTAAAGGCGATAAAGGAAATACTGGGGCAGCTGGTAATCAAGGTTCAACAGGTGCTCAAGGTGCTAAAGGCGATAAAGGAAATACTGGGGCAGCTGGTAATCAAGGTTCAACAGGTGCTCAAGGTGCTAAAGGCGATAAAGGAAACACAGGTAATGCTGGAAACACAGGTCCTCAAGGTGGGCAGGGTGCTAAAGGTGATAAAGGAAATACAGGTAATGCTGGAAATAAAGGTTCAACAGGTGCTCAAGGTGCTAAAGGCCCAAAAGGAAATACAGGTAATGCTGGAAATAAAGGTTCTTTAGGAAATAAGGGTAACGTAGGTTCGACAGGTGCGGCTGGTAACACAGGCCCTCAAGGTGGACAAGGTGCTAAAGGTGATAAAGGAAATACAGGTTCAGCTGGAAACACAGGCCCTCAAGGTGGACAAGGTGCTAAAGGTGATAAAGGAAATATTGGGTCAGCTGGAAACACAGGCCCTCAAGGTGGACAAGGTGCTAAAGGCCCAAAAGGAAACACAGGTAATGCTGGAAACCAAGGCGCACAAGGTTCAAAAGGTAACCAAGGAAATACTGGTTCGGGTGGAGCTGCTGGAAACACAGGCCCTCAAGGTGGACAAGGTGCTAAAGGTAATAAAGGAAATACTGGTGCTAGTGGTAATACAGGCGCTCAAGGTTCAAAGGGTACAAAAGGGTTAAAAGGAAATACAGGTTCAGCTGGAAACACAGGCCCTCAAGGTGGACAAGGTGCTAAAGGTGATAAAGGAAATACTGGGTCAGCTGGAAATAAAGGTTCTTTAGGAAATAAAGGTAACCAAGGAAATACTGGTTCTGCTGGAAACACAGGTCCTCAAGGTGGGCAGGGTGCTAAAGGTGACAAAGGAAATACTGGGGCAGCTGGAAATACAGGCCCTCAAGGTGCTCAAGGTGTTAAAGGTGATAAAGGAAACACAGGTTCAGCTGGAAATAAAGGTTCTTTAGGAAATAAGGGTAATTTAGGTTCAACAGGTGCTGCAGGAAATACAGGGCCTCAAGGTGGACAAGGTGCTAAGGGTGATAAAGGAAATACAGGGGCAGCTGGAAATACAGGCCCTCAAGGTGCACAAGGTTCAACAGGTCTACAAGGAGCTAGTGGTAATACAGGCCCTCAAGGCGGTGGTGGTGCAACTGGTGCTGTTGGTAACACAGGTGCAGCAGGAAATACAGGCCCTCAAGGTGGTGGTGGTGCTACGGGTAGTAAAGGAAATACTGGTGATATTGGTAATGAAGGAGCTCAAGGTTCAAAAGGAAATACTGGTAATACAGGGTCAGTTGGTAATGATGGTAATACAGGTGCTCAAGGTGCTAAAGGTGCTAAGGGTATAAAAGGTAACACAGGTAACGATGGTAATCAAGGTGCTCAAGGTAGTAAGGGTACAAAGGGTATAAAGGGTAACACAGGTAACGATGGTAATACAGGCGCTCAAGGTTCAAAAGGTACAAAAGGTATAAAAGGAAATACTGGTGCTGCTGGAAACGAAGGTGCTCAAGGTTCAAAGGGTACAAAAGGTATAAAAGGAAATATTGGTGCTGCTGGAAACGAAGGTGCTCAAGGTTCAAAAGGTACAAAGGGTATAAAAGGTAACACAGGTAACGATGGTAATCAAGGTGCTCAAGGTTCAAAAGGTTCAAAAGGTATAAAAGGTAACACAGGTGATGCTGGTAATCAAGGTGCTCAAGGTTCAAAAGGTACAAAGGGTATAAAAGGTAACACTGGTTCAGCAGGAGATACAGGCCCTCAAGGTGAAAAGGGTGCTAGTGGAAATCAAGGTGAAAAGGGTAATGCTGGAAACTTAGGAGCTCAAGGTGCTAAGGGAGCTACAGGAACAAAAGGTAATACAGGTGATGCTGGTAATACAGGCGCTCAAGGTGCTCAAGGTACAAAAGGTGTAAAAGGTAGTACAGGTGCGACGGGAGATACAGGCGCTCAAGGTTCAAAAGGTACAAAGGGTATAAAAGGAAATACTGGTGCTGCAGGTGCAAATGGTTTAAGTGGAGACCAAGGAGCTCAAGGTGCTAAAGGTGTAACAGGCGCAACAGCTGCTACTGGAAACAAGGGACTTACTGGAACTAAAGGAACTCTTGGTGAAAAGGGTAATGTAATAAGTGGTGGTGGTTATTTTGATGTAGTTGGACAAAAACTTATGTTCAAACCTAATGGGTGGTCAAGTGGTGATGCAGTATATATTGTAAGAACATTCCATTCTGGTAGTTTTTATTAAAAACATTTTAATATTTATATATAAATCAAATAATTAGTTATGTTAGAAAAATACGGATTTAATAGGTCGTCTTCCCGAGATGACGTAAACTATACAGATTATTATTGGTTCAAAAATGGGTTTTCAAAAGAAGAACTTACAATTATAGAGTCAATGACCAAAGAATTACCATTTCAAGATGCTGTAACTGGTGAAGGTGACGAATCAAAAATATCTGAATATAGAAAATCACGAATAAAATGGTGTCCACAAAATAAACAATGGAGATGGGTTTATTCTAAACTTCATGATATGATTATTCAAGCTAATAATGAAATGTGGAAGTTTGACCTATCTACCATGAATGAGCAAATCCAATATACAGAATATTACGGAACTCAAGAAGGTGGTTACAATTGGCACATGGATTGTGGAACAGAAATCCAAAATCAACGTAAAATCTCAGTAACAGTACAATTATCAGACCCTTCTGAATATGATAATGGTGATTTACAATTTAATATAGGTAGACAATTAACAGCACCACGAGTTCAAGGAGCTGCTGTGATATTTCCATCTTTTTATTTACATAGAGTTACCCCTGTCTCAAAAGGTATTAGAAAATCATTTGTATTATGGGTAGGTGGTGAACCTTATAGATAATAATGTATGAAAACAAAATTACCTACAGCGTTAATATATGGATGGAATAGATTTGGAAAAATATCACTTAAATCTGACATTTATTTCGAAGAAGACTTACAAGAAAGTGTAATTTTATATTCATATGAGTCTTCAGATGGATTTAAAAAACATTTAGCAGAACATAATCCCGATATAGTTATGACTATTGGTGATTATACTCATCAAACTGATATTTTAAAACTTGACCACCACACTATGGTATCAAGTAAGATAATATCATATGATACTGCTCCATCTGACAATGTTTTAGCTAATGATGTAGTATGTCAGTCTACATTTTGGTCATGTAATATAAATAATATTTACAGAGATGTGGATAATCCCATACTATCAATCTTTACACCAACATATAAAACTAACGAACGAATATTTAGAACATACGAGAGTTTAGTTAACCAAACCTATGAAAATTGGGAATGGGTAGTTGTAGATGATTCACCAATTGGTGATAATACTACTTGGGATTACTTAGAAGATATAGCTAGTCAAGATTATAGAGTACATATACATAGAATTACACCAACTACATCAGGAAATGTAGGAGAAGCCAAACACAGAGCAGCTATGATGTGTAATGGTGAGTGGTTATTTGAATTAGACCATGATGATTGGTTAATTTCTACTTGTTTGGAAGACGTACTTAATGCTAGTAAGCAATATCCAGACGCTGGGTTTATATATACTGATGTAACTGAGGTTGAAAAAGACGACTCACCACGAGTGTATGGTCATATTGGTGATGATTGGTATCAACATACTGACAATCGATTTGCATGGGCATATGCTGGTCACACTTGGGTAGAGGCTGATGGTAAATCATGGTTAACCCATCACTATCCTGATATAAATCCAAAAACAATTAGATTTAATATTGGAATGCCTAATCATTGTCGTATTTGGAATCGTGATACTTATCATAAAGTAGGTGGACACAATCGTAATATATCAGTAGCTGATGATTATGAATTAATTCTAAAAACATTTTTAGAAACAAAGTTTATTCATCTTAAAAAAATGTTGTATGTACAATATAATAATGGTGACTCTACTGTTGACAATAATAGAGTTGATATTAACAGAAGAGCCCGATTAATTCGAGATTACTACGATACTTCTATTCACGAACGTATTAGTGAGTTAGGTGGGTTTGATTGGAATTGGAATGATGACGATGGTAGTTCATACAAACTACAATCATGGATGGATAGAACACGTTATGGAAATAAAGAAGAAGTTTTAAATTATATAGTGGAGTAATATGAAAATACTATTTTGTACAGGGTATCATAAAGAACCCATAAATAAAGATTATTGGTTAAATAATGGAATAGGTGGGTCAGAATATTGTAGTATAAAATTAGCTGAAAAGTTCCAATCTATGGGACATGATGTTACTATTACAGGTGAAGTAATAGAATCTGAATCAGATGGTGTAAAGTATATACCATATGCTAATTTGGAGAGTAACATTTACTTTGATGTTGTAATCGCAAGTAATTATATCAATTATTTACCCTTATTAGAAGATTTAAATATCACATATGAAAAATCATACTTTTGGATGCATAATATGGAGTTTTATCCTTGGTATAATGGTGAAGAATTACCAAATGGTGGTAAAGATTATCTAAACGACCCACGATTAACAAAAATCATAGCAGTTTCCGAACACCAACGAAAAAATATAATTATGGACTATAATTTAGATCCAGAACGAGTGTTTGTTTTAGGTAATGCTATTGACCCTATTGATTTTGATGAAATAGAACAAGAAACTTTTAAAAATAAAATAGTTTATACGTCAGCCTCAGATAGAGGACTTGAAGTATTAATTAAACTATGGCCATCATTAAAAAAAATAAACCCATACTTAACGTTATGGGTCGCATCACCACCATATGCTATGGAATGGTATAATGACTATAAAAATAGAATGTTTTATCAAGATGTAAAATGGTTGGGCAACTTACCACCAGCAGATTTATATAAACAGATTAAATCGGCAGAATATTGGATGTACCCATCTAACTATGATGAAACTTATTGTATTACAGCCCTTGAAATGATGATGGGTAGAACTAAAATAATTTCAACTGATACTGGTAATTTAAAATCATTACTAAATGGAAAAGCTGCAATAGTTAGAGCTGACACTTCTGAAACTATTCAAGAGGCGACGTTTTTATCAACTTATGAGTTTATCGAAGAGAATGGATATGACTACTTAGATGTAGCTGAAAAATTTGCAAGACAACAAAATTGGGAAACTCGAAGTAATGAGTGGATTGATATGATAAATACTTCAATTAAAATACCAACTGGTGCACATACTTTTAAAGTAAGAAGTACTAATGAAAATATTGATAAATTACATCCGGAATTATATTCTTATTGGGATAACAAAAAAGAGTGGGAAAGCAAATTCTTAACATATTCAGTAAGAACCAAGGAATGGGATTTAATTATAGATGAACCATTTAATAATTGTTTATCATTCCCATTATTTACTGAAGATTTTTGTAAAATGATTCGAGAAGAGGCTGAGCATTCGCAAAAGTGGACATTTAAACGGCATGAATTTTATCCAACTACTGATATGTTATTAACTGAGATAGGTATGGATGATATATACAATGCTGTTTTAAAAGACTATGTAATGCAATTGGGAGTGTATATATATGGTCTTGAAGGAGAGGGTTGGGATGATTTACAATGTGAAAACTTCTTAGCCAAATATGTACCTGACGCACAAGGTCATTTGTCAATACACCATGATTCTTCTGATTTAACTTGTTTAGTACAACTATCAGACTTAGATGAATATGAAGGTGGTGGTACTTATTTTAAAAGACAACAAAAATTAGTTAAGAATTCAATAGGTTATGCTACCTTACATCCAGGAAACATAACACATAAGCATGGAGCTCGTGCTACTACTAAAGGAACACGTTATATTACAGTTTCTTTTATGAAAAATAGGGAAAGATAAGTTCTACCATATTTATATGTATAACAAGGAGAATTAAATGGCAGTAGATATTCCAATTTGGCCTGGTTCAGGTTCATTTTCAAGTGGGTCATCAACTCCTTTTGGGTTTTTTGATGCAGACGTTAAGTTTCAATCAGATGCTCCAAAAGTAGCTGAATGGTGTGCTAAGCGATTAGGTTATCCAATCGTAGATGTTGAATTACAAGATATAAACTTTTTTACTTGTCTTGAAGAGGCAGCTAATGAATATTCTTCACAAGTAAATCAGTACAGAGCAAAAGAGAATATGTTATCTATACAAGGCTCATCTTTAGATTTAGATTTATCAGATACAGAAATAGCTACAAATTTAGGTGGTGTAGTTAATATAGCTAAAGATTATGGTACAGAAGCTGGTTCTGGTGGTAGAGTTACTGTTTATACAGGTTCATTCGAAATGAATGGTGGTCAACAAATTTATGATTTAGGTGACGATTCTAGAGTAAATTTAGAAAGTGGTTCAGTATCTAATGGAGTAACACTTCGTAAGGTATTTCATACATCACCACCTGCAATTATTAGATACTTTGACCCATTTGTAGGTACTGGTCTTGGTTCTCAACAAATGATGCAAACCTTTGGTTGGGGTAATTACTCACCTGGTGTATCATTTATGATGCAACCAATGTTTGATGACCTCTTAAGATTACAAGCTATTGAATTTAACGATTACATCCGTAAATCTTCATTTGGATTTCATATAGATGGTCAGAGAGTAAAACTATTTCCTGTACCAACGGCAGGTGACACTGGTGCTAAAGTATATTTTGAATATACACTTGAAAGTGAAACTAAATCACCTATTGCTAATACTAATGTTGTGAGTGATTTATCAAACGCACCATTTGGAAGATTAACATATGCCAATATCAATAGTGCAGGTAAACAATGGATTGCTAGATACGCATTAGCATTAGCTAAAGAAATGTTAGGTGCTATTAGAGCTAAATTTAGTTCTATTCCAATACCAGGAGCTGATGTAACACTTGATGGTGCAGATTTAAGAAATGAAGCTTCTGCAGAAAAAGAAACTCTATTAACTGACTTAAAAGAAATGTTAGATTCAACATCTCGTAGGTCATTAATGGAAGCAAGAAAAGAAGAGTCTGAATATTTAGAAGAGACTTTAAATAGAGTACCAAGACCAATTTTTATAGGGTAATTTATGGCATTGTTCGGTGGACAACGAGATATGAGTTTGTTTAATAAACTAAACAAAGAGCTAATAGATGATATAATCGATACAGAGATATATTACTATATGGTATCAGTAAGCGATACTAAATCTAACTTATATGGTGAAGGAAAAGATAAAGTATACAACCAACCTATAAAAGTACCATGTTTAATCGAAAGAAACCAATCAGCACAAATATCAGATGACTATGGTCAATCTTATAGTCGTGAGGTACAGTTTAGATTTCTTAGACAAAGTTTAGTAGATAGAGAATTAGTACCAAGTGTTGGTGACATCATTCAATGGAATGATGAATATCATTTAATTGACGCATCATACTCATATCAATATTTTGCCGGAAAAAACCCAAAGACTTGGGATGGTGGTGACGACCAAGGGTTGAATGTATCTATTATATGTGATGCACACGTTTCAAGACAAACAAGTATTAAATTAGTTGATACACGATTTGGTAATTCAAATCAAAATGATAACAAAGTACCAATAGGACTATAACATGGCAACTAAATATAGAAATACAGATAATTCAAAACCTCAGATTATACAAACACAATCATCTACGGCTGTTGACCCAAAGCTTAATAAAGCAAAACAACTTCGTAGAGATAAAGACAAAGTAAAAAATGTTAATGTTGGTATATATGATATTGATTCTGCATTTAAAACGTTTTTAGAAAAAGATGTTAAACCTACTGTAGAAGATGATGGTAGATTTTTACCAATACCAGTAATGTATGCTTCTCCTGAAAAATGGGCAAGTGCACAACGTGATGGGTTTATGCGAGATGACAATGGGATGTTACAAACACCTGTTATTATGTTTAAAAGAAATAACTTGTCAGTTAATACAGAACTTTCAAAATTAAAAGTAGCTCAAAACGAAGATGCTCATCAGATGTTTGAACGAACATATACTAATGTTAATCGATATGATGCATTTTCAATATTAACAGATGAGACACCTAAAAAAGAGTTTTTATCAGTAGAAAGACCTGATTATGTTAATTTAGAATATGAAGTAGTTGTTTGGACTGATTATATGGAACAAGTTAATAAGGTAGTAGAGCAAATAGTTTATTTCCAAGGACGTTCATTTGGTGAAAGATATAAATTTGTTGTAAAGGGTGAATCATATGGATTTGAGACCATATCAGAAATGGGTCAAGACCGAATTACGAGAGCAAATATAAGTTTAACTGTTAAAGCTTACATAGTACCAGAATATGCTGCTGTTACCAACAATACTAAACGTCATATTTCAGTTGGTAAGGTATCTTTTGGAGAAGTACCATCACTTTCAGGTAATTCAAATGCTAAAAAACGTGGTAATGAATAATATTTACATATTTATATACACAAATAAACAAAAGATGTTATGGAAGAGAAAATAGTAAAAGAATTTACAAACGAAGAACAAAAACGTATTTATGACATTCAAGCAAAAGTTTTGACTGTTACAAGTAGGTTAGGGGAAATCGAAATTGATATACAAAGGCTAGAACAAACATTCGGACAATTAAAGGACGAAAAGAAAACTTTGTTAGGCGATTATGATAACTTAAGAACTGAAGAAACAGAATTAGGAAACGGTTTAAGGGAAAAATATGGTGAGGGAACTTACGATATTGAAAAAAATACCTTTACTCCAAGCAAATAAATATTCGTTTTCAAATTTTTTAAGGTATTTATATAAAGGTAAACCCAAAGATTAATTATTAGGAGAAAATAATGGCTGAAAGAATTGTTAGTCCAGGTGTATTCACAAGAGAGAAAGATTTATCATTTTTACCAGTAGGTATTGGTGAAATAGGTGCTGCTCTTATAGGACAAACCATAAAAGGCCCTGCATTCGTACCAACGAAAGTAGAGTCATTTCAAGAATTCCAACAAACGTTTGGAGGCTTAACTGAAGATTCATATCTTCCTTATACTGCGCAAGCATACTTAGAAGATGCAGGAAATGCAACTATCGTAAGAGTATTAGGACAGAGTGGATATGTAGTTGAACCACTTGTATTAGAAATATCCAGCTCAGCTGGAAGACAAGTTGCGGCTGTATTCCATCCGACAACTACATTAACATCACACAACACTGGTTCAACAGATTTATCTTTTGTAGCTAACTTGAGTGGTTCTTTAACTGATGTATCAGCATCTGATTTTAAACTTGCACTAAGTGCATCAGGACCGGTTCCTGTATTATCAGCATCTGCATATACTGTAATTGCTACAGCATCTTTAAACCCAACAAGTACAAATTACTTTACTAAAGTTCTTGGATACGCTCCTAAATCATCGGAATACCTATACACATACTTGAACTTTTCTACTTTCCAATCAGCATCTTTTGCTAAAGACGAAGTTATAGAAGTAGTTAAAGCATCAAACTTTACAACTGACTACACCAAAGCTTATTCAGAGGCTTCAACTCCTTGGATTACGTCTCAAAACGTTAGTGGTGTTACTAAAAAATTAATAAAATTCCATACACTATCTCATGGTAATCCAACTAACTACGAATTTAAAGTAGGTATTAGAGATATCAAACAAGCATCTGAAGTACCAGGTTCTGAATACGGAACATTCTCTGTAATAATCAGAAGAGTAGATACGGGTAAAATACCTAATTCTGTTTTTGGTGCAACTGTACAAGATTCTGATGTTAGACCTAATATAGTTGAAGAATTTAGTGGTGTTAACTTAGACCCTAATTCTCCTAATTATATTAAGAGAGTAATTGGTGACAAATACATAACTGTTGATGCAAATGGTAAAGTTACTTCAAATGGTGACTACGCTAACGCTTCAGTTCATATTAGAGTAGAAGTTGATTCTGATGTAGATAATCAAGCACTTGATTCAACATTAGTACCTTTCGGATTTAAAGCTCTAAGGTCTCCAGTACATAGTGGGTATGATTTACCACATCCAACATACGAAGTATCACAATCTATTGGTGGTGAATATAACAAGAGAGCATTCTTAGGATACTCATTTGATTTCACAAACACAGATAATTTAAACTTCTTAAATCCAATTCCAGATTCTTCTCTTGAATCAGTAGGTGTTGATTTTATGTTGTCTAATTGTGTAACTGGTATTGTAGGACAAGAAACCGCTATATCTTTAAACTCAATTATTGACGCTAAGAAATTTATGATACCATTCCAAGGTGGATTTGATGGATTCGCTCCAAACCGATTAGTTTACAAAGGGGCTGATATTGTCGCTGGAAACTCACAAGGTTTAGACTTATCATCTGCTACGGCTGATGGAACAATTGCTTATAGAAAAGCTATCGCAGCTGTATCTAATCCTGATGAATACGATATGAATATGTTAGTAACACCAGGTGTTATCAACAGATATCACTCATCAGTAAGTACATTTGCTAAAGATATGTGTGAAGATAGACAAGACGCATTCTACGTTATGGACGCTGGTGCATATCAAGATTCTATTGCTACTGTTGTTAACTCATTAACGGCTTTCGATTCTAACTACGTTGGTACTTATCACCCATGGGTAAAAATCCTTGATACTGATAAGAACAAACCAATCTGGGTACCGCCAAGTGTTGTAATACCAGGTGTAATTGCATTTAACGATTCAGTTGCTGAACCATGGTTCGCACCTGCAGGTTTAAACAGAGGTGGATTACCAAACGTAATAGAAGTTAAAACAAGATTAACTCACACAGAAAGAGATACTCTTTACGAAAACAGAATTAACCCAATCGCTACATTCCCTGGACAAGGTGCTACTGTATTTGGTCAGAAGACACTTCAAGCTAAACCATCGGCACTTGACAGAATTAATGTAAGAAGATTATTAATCGCTTTAAAGAAATTTATCGCTTCATCTTCAAGATATTTAATATTCGAAAATAATACGGCTGCTACAAGAAACAGATTCTTGGCAATAGTTAACCCATACTTAGAATCAGTACAACAAAGACAAGGTCTGTACGCATTTAGAGTAATCATGGATGAAACTAACAATACACCAGACGTTATCGATAGAAATATATTAAAAGGTGAAATTTTTATTCAACCAGCTAAAACTGCTGAATTCATAGTACTTGATTTCAATGTACTTCCGACTGGCGCAGCTTTTCCTGAAGGATAAAATTTAAAACAAGACTATTTATTAGTAAGAAGAAACAATAGGAGAATTAAATGGCACAATTATTAGACCCAACAGAAATTATGTTCACGAATTTTGAACCTAAAATGTCAAACAGGTTCATTATGTATATCGAGGGAATACCTGCGTACTTAGTGAAAACAGCTGCTAGGCCAGAAATTCAAAATGGTAAAGTTACCATCGACCACATCAATGTTAGAAGATATGTGAAAGGTCGCTCTGAATGGCAAGACCTCGCAATCACTTTATATGACCCAGTAGTACCATCTGCTGCACAAGCAACAATGGAATGGGTAAGATTACATCACGAATCTGTAACAGGTAGAGATGGTTACTCTGATTTCTACAAAAAAGATATCACATTCAATAGTTTGGGTCCTGTTGGTGATAAAGTAGAAGAGTGGACGTTAAAGGGAGCTTATATACAATCAGCTAACTTTTCAGATATGGACTATGCTGGTGAAGACCTTGCAACGGTTGAATTAACACTTACATACGATTACGCAATACTTCAATTCTAATTGAATAAAATACAAATTGATAAAAACCTCCAAGAAATTGGGGGTTTTTTTGTATTAATTAATTGCGAATCACATATATATTACTATATGAAAGGTTAAAAAGGCATATTTTGCCTAATTTTATATAAATCTAAATAAAAAGAACATACGTTATGAGTAATGAGTTACAAGACGAATATCAAGGTAATGAAAAAGACCTGATAGAAAAGTTAAAAAAAGAACACGAAGTTAAACAACTTAGTGATTACAAATTCCCTACTGAAATTATAGACTTACCATCTAAAGGATTAATTTACCCTCAAGACAATCCGTTGTCTTCAGGACAAATCGAGATGAAGTATATGACAGCAAAAGAGGAAGATATCCTAACCACACAATCATACATTAAAGATGGTACAGTCTTAGATAGACTATTTCAGTCATTAATAATTGGTAATGGTAAGGGTGACGTGATTAAATATGTAGATTTAGTTACAGGTGACAAGAACGCTATTATGATTGCGGCTAGAATCTTAGGATATGGTAAAGATTATGTAGTAGAAATCGATGACCCTTATAGTGATAACAAACAAAAGGAAACAATTGATTTAACACAATTTGAAAATAATGATTATGATGGTTCTAACCAAATAGAATTACATAAAAATGAATTTGAATACACGTTACCAAGGTCAGAACGAAAAATTACGTTCCAAGCAATGACAGAGTCCAAAGAACGAAAAGTAAAACACCAAACCGAAGAGATTAAGAAAGCAAATCGTAAGTTAAAGGATGTCACATCACGACAATTAACAACTCGATTGAAAAACATGATACTTTCAGTAGATGGTGAAGTAGAACAAAAAGTAATAAACAATTTCGTGGATAACGAATTATTTGCAGTAGATTCAAAGTCACTCCGAGCACATATTTCAAAAGTAGTTCCTGATATTGATTTAACATATGAATTCGTATCGGAAGAGACTGGAGAAGGGAGAGATATGTCGTTACCTATGGGTATCGGGTTTTTTTGGCCTGAGGTCTGATTATAGGAAACACTTACACTCTCAAATATTTGACTTGATTTATCATGGTAATGGTGGATTCTCACATACTGACGTTTACAATATGCCAGTATGGGCTAGAAGCTTCTATATTCAGAAGATTATAGAGTTTAAAGAAGAAGAAAAGTCACAACATGACAAGGAAATGAAGAAAGCTAAGGCAAAAAGTAGAACAAGATAGTAAAGACCCAGCGTAATTGTTGGGTTTTTACATATTTATACTATATGAACAAAAGGGATTTGTATGAAAACAATTAAAAAATCTAAACTAAAAGAATTATTTACTAAGTTAGATATTTCTGAAGGTATATTTGATTTATTCGTTAGTAAAAAGAATAAGTTAAAAAAATCACTTGAGACTGACTTAAATAATATCAAGAATAAGATTGAAAAAACAATCAACGGAGCTCCAACAAAAAAAGAAAAAGACCAACTTCGTAGATTAGCTAATGCTTTTGATAAAGCATATAGTACTGGTAAATAAAAAAGGTTAGTCAATGGCATCTGATGATATCCAAAAAAGAAAAGAACTCTTAGCAGGAGAACGTGACTTAATGAATGAAATCGTTAAGTCCGCACAAACCTATAAGTTTGTTTCTAATCAAGCTAAGGATATAAAAGAAGACTTATTAAAAAACCTTGCCGAAGAAAAAGATTTAACGTCCAAAATAAACGATATTAACACAACTATTGATGAACTCTTAAAAGAGCAACTTGATAAGGGTGAAGATATCAATCAACATTATATAGACCAATTAGATAATGTTAAAACTATTCTTGAAGAAAAACAAAAACAAAAAGATACCGAAGAGAAATTAAAAGGACTTACGGAAGATGTATCAGATACCTTATATGGTTCTTTAGGAACTATGGGTGAAATGATAAAAGCTGGTACGTTAATAGGTGCCGGAATTGTAATAGCTCAAAAAGCAGCTGAATTTCTTGGTAACGTAATATCCAACACAGTTGGACTCGCAAAAGAATTATACGTCAACATGGGTACATCAGCTGATGAAGCTGGTAGATTAGGTGCTCAAACTTTAGCCGCATCATTTAGTATAGAAGGATTACTATATGGTACAGAGGGATTAGCACAAGCTGCAAAAGATGCAGGTGAGTACTTTGGTACTACAAAAAGTATCACAGGTGATATGCAGAAAAACGTAGCTGCATTAACGGCACTAACTGGTGACGCTGCTAGTTCTGTTAAATTAAATCAGATATTTGCAGACGCTAATGGTAATGCTAAAGAGATGACCAGCGAAATAAAAGCTATTGCTTATGGAGCTGGTGTAAATGCTAACGTCTTATTCAAAGAAATGGCAGATAGTGCTGGTATGTTAGTTGGAGCTTCAAAAGAAGAATTAATTAACTTAGCTAAAAAAACAGCCGAATTAAAACAACAAGGTGTTTCCATGAAGATGATGGAACAAATGTCAGATAATATGGTAAACCTTGAAACTCAAGCCAGAGCTCAAATGAAATTAAGAGCTATGGGTATGGGTGAATATACAGCATCCGCTGCTATGGCTCAAGACGCTGCCTTCGAAATGAAGTTTGGTGATGAAGCTAAAGGTATGGAAATGATGACAGCTGCTATGAAGGAAGCTAACCTTAGTAGTGAAAAGTTCCATGATATGAGTAGAGCTGGTAGAGATGCTCTAGCTGCTACATATGGTATGAGTACAGACGAATTATCAGATATGATAGTGAAACAAGAAAACTTCGCTGACCTACAAGCTAAAAATCCAGGCATGAATGCTAAAGAACTTCAACAACTTGAAGAGAAAAAGCAAGCTCAGCAAGCTATGTTTGCTGAAATTAAAAGTGGTGCGATGAGTGGTGGTGCTGCGATAGCTACGATGGTAGCTCAATACGCACTAATGAATGTAATGCAGGGTAAAGGTACTGGTTTAAGTAATCTTAATCCATTTTCAAAAGGTGGTGGTGATTCACCAATGCCAGAAGCACCAAGTGGTGGTGGAGATGGTGGGGGTGGTATCCTCAAAAGTTTAGGTGAAGGTTTAGATTCATTAGGAAAAAAACCAGGTAAAAAATTAATGGGTATAGTTGTCTTAGGTGCATTAGTTGCAGTGATGGGAGCATCATTCGCAGCTGCTATGTATATGTTAGGTGACGTAGACCCAGTTACAATGATAGCATTTTCTGCGTCAATTGGTATATTAGGAGCTACATTGGCTCTAATGGGTATGATTAGTGGTAACGTAATAATGGGTGCATTGGCACTTGGTATTGTAGCAATAGCATTAATACCAGCCGCGTATGCTATGAGTCTTTTGGCTGGGGTTGAACCAGCTTCAATGTTCGCATTCGCAGGAGCACTTACAATATTATCATTAGCAGCTGCTGGATTAGGATTCCTTGCACCATTTGTTATCATGGGTGCTGCTGCTGTTGCAATATTAGGAGCAGCTATAATTCCAGCTGCTACGGCATTTGGAATGTTAGAAGGATTAGATACACAAGTACTAATATCATTCTCAACAGGTGTTGGTGTATTAGCATTGGCTACTGCTGGTTTAGGACTGTTAGCTCCGTTTATTATTATGGGTGCTGTTGCACTTACAGTATTAGGAATAGCATTAGGCCCAGCCGCAGCTGCATTTGGAATGTTAGAAGGATTGGATACTCAAGCTATAATTTCATTCTCAACTGGTATAGGTATATTAGCAACTACTGTAGCTGGTTTAGGATTTATGTCACCATTCATTATTTTAGGTGCTGTAGCACTTACAGCATTAGGAGTTGCATTAGGGCCAATCTCTGAAGGATTTTCTAAATTAGGTCAAAGTGACATGGGTGGAATGATTGAGTCATTAATAACTCTCGGTGGAGTCGCACCAATGTTATTAGGTGTCGGGGCTGGGTTAGTAAGTATAGCTGCTGGATTAGGTATGATTGCACTTGCTGGACTCGCTGCTATGCCTGGTATTGGATTACTAATAGCTTTATCGGCTGTAGCACCCGCTCTTAGTGGACTTGCTGGAGCGTTTGGTATGGGTGGTGGTGATTCTGAAGCTGAAGCAGGTGGTGGTGATGGTGATTCTGAACTATTAGCTGAAATTAAAGGTCTGAGAAGTGATTTACAATCTCAACCAATTCAAATAGTAATGGGTAACAAAGTCATCAGCGAAATAAGTAAAGTACAAAATGCAAAAAGCACTAGGAGAGTTGGATAATGGCACTTAAAGACTTAAAATCAGATTTATCTAAATTCAGAAAACCAACAAGTACACCTCTTGATAAAAAAGAGACAGTACAACCAGAGTCATTCAATACAACTCCATTAAGTGATAAGGTACAAGGTAAAAAAGTATTAGCTCCAAAAGTAACTCCTGAAAAAGTAGGAGTGGATGTAAAAATATTACCATCTGGTAACATTGATAAACTTGCTGGACTACCTGACCCTAAACCAATGTCTTTGGCAGAACGATTTTTAGGTGAAACTAAAACTGCTGAAGTACAACAAGGTGATAAGTTCAAAGGAGAAACCACTACTACTGAAGTACAACAAGGTGATAAGTTCAAAGGAGAGACTACTCCTACTGAAGTACAACAAGGTGATAAGTTCAAAGGAGAGACTACTCCTACTGAAGCTACTCAAGGTGATAAGTTCAAAGGAGAGACTACTCCTACTGAAGCTACTCAAGGTGATATATTTAAAGGTGAAACAACTCCTGTTACTTTTAAATTTACACAAAACTTTTTAGGTGAAACAACACCAAAAGAATCAACACTTACAGAACAATTTTTAGGTGAAACAACTCCTAACCTATCTGATATAAGTTCTAAGTTTTTAGGTGAAACAACTCCTAATGAAGCTGACAACACTTCTAACTTCTTAGGTGAAACAACTCCTAATGAATCAGATATAAGTTCTAACTTCTTAGGTGAAACAACTCCTAACCTATCTGACAGAAGTTCTAACTTTTTAGGTGAAACTGACCAAATACCATCTGATATAAGTTCTAAGTTTTTAGGTGAAACTGATACACAAGTATTAAATCAAGGTGATAAGTTTAAAGGTAATATAACAACTGACCCATTTGGGTTTAGTCCAAAATTAGAAGGTGAAGGGAAGAGTTTTGAAACTGTAAATTATATTACAGATGAAAAAGCTGTTGGATTCTCACCATTTATGAAAACTATCGATGATACTAAATTTACTGGTATTGAAGGTACAGAATTTAATAGTTCAAATTCATTATTAAGTAATTTTGATAACGCATTTCCAGGTCTAGCATTTACACCGGGATATGGTCAATATAAAGTAGGTTCTGAAATTGCAGGGTCGCCAAGATATTCACCTAATTCTGGTAAATATTATGACGCTGGTACTTTCTTGTATCCAAACTTTTCATTAGAAACCATATCACAACAAAAAAACTCACCATCGTTTTTAGATAATATGTACAACAAATTTAATCTACAAGATGATGCATCAAATAGGTTAAGTATTTTCAAACAGCCTTATGTACTAAGGGGTATTCAAAGGAAAAATAAAACCGAACCACAAAATTGGGATTTGACTGGGTTAGGAATTGATGATGGATTTATCAGAGGTGGTACAGTAACATCATTAAATAGAGCTGCAATTGATTTAGTACGTTTAGGTTCATTCTTTTTATCAGTAAAAGGACTACTTTGGTCTGTTAGACAATTTGGTACACAAAAAGCAAACGCATTTGGTAGAACTTGGACTCCAATAAACTTACTTGCAGGTGTTGGTGGTGGGCTGATAGGATTACGTCCCGATAGAAGTGGTGTAATCTTACAAGATAAAGCAGGTAAGTACAAAAAATTAGGTCTTAGTGGATATAAAGATAAGATAAGTGATTTTTATGAGCAATTAGTAAAAGCTGGGCCAATGATTGCTCCGGGAATGCCGTTTCCATCTACTTTAAAAAATAATGGTGGATTTGATTCCGTATATGGGCTTGGTATAAGTTTAACATCTCGTGGGACTTCTACATTAGGATATCACAATGCTGGCCAAGACTTTGGTAATAGAAATGGTGCACAAACGGGAGTAAGGTTCTTTCAAAGATTTAATCCTATGGCCTTGTTGGGTGAGGGAAGTGGAACTTATACTGAAAATCTAAAAAAATTCGATAATGGTGAATTAGCTGAAGATTCAGATAAAATCATCGAACTATCCAAAGGAGTTTTACAAAAAGATAGAGATGGTAGAACTACAAGTCCTTATATAACTGATGGTAAGAAAAACATAGATATATTAGCACAAAAGTATAATCCATACGCTTCAGATGCTAAAACGTATAATGACGATGTACCAGCTGACAAGACAGATAAGTTAAAGTTCGGAAATACTCAACAAGTATTAGGTGATATTGATGATACCCATAAGAAGAAGTATCCAGGTGAAAACCTACTATCAAGTGAAGGAAATACAGCTGGTGCATTAAATGACATTAAAGACTTTAATGGAATGTCTTACAAGAACCTTCAGAATAAGGCTAAATTATCAACAGGACAACCACCTATTATACCTAAAGATTTTAGAGATGTAGGTACTAGTCAACAAAAAGGATTTGCTACTGAATCTGACTTTACGTCAAAGAACCTTGAAACCAACTATAAATTTGGTACTCCTGGTAAAATGTTCAAAACTGATGGAAAGGTTCGTGATAAGTGGACGATAACATATTCAGATGCAGCTAACTATAAAGGTTACTACGATGAAGTTCAAGCTTCTACAATTGGAACGACTGGGACTGATATAATTCCATTAGTTTTTAAAACGGCCGGAGCAGGAGATAATATACAATTTAGAGGAACTATATCTGGATTATCAGAAAACTTTTCACCAGGTTATACGGATATAAAGTATACTGGTAGAGCAGAACCTGTTTATGTATATGATACTTTTAAAAGAGATATTTCATTTAACTTTAAAGTGTATCCAACATCTCGAATAGAGATGGAGCCGTTGTGGACTAAATTAGAACGCTTATCTACATATACAATGCCTCAATATGCTAGTGTTGGATATACAGCTCCAGGTGCTACTGACCTAAAGTTAACAATAGGTCAATTATATAATCAAACCCCAATGATATTAACAACGTTATCATATACTTACTCAGATGACACTCCATGGGACATAGATTATCAATTACCAATGGGTATAGATATTTCAGTCGGGTGTACTGTACTTGGTAACGGATTACATAAGTATAAAGCTGATAATATATTTGGAACATTTACAAGAACCCAATAACATAAACCCCATAAACCATGAAAAGATACGAAGACATAACCATAGGAAAACGGAACACGAAACGATTACAATATAATACTATCGTATACCCAACAATTCCACCTTCAGTTTCAGATACCTATATTATAGGTGCATTTGGAGATAGGTTGGATAATTTAGCATGGGAATATTATCAAGACCCAAGTTTGTGGTGGATTATAGCTAGAGCTAACAAATTAGGTTTTGGGAATATGGGAGTTAAAATTGGAGAACAATTACGAATTCCATTTGATATAGAGGGTATTAAAGAAGAGTTTAATATACTTAATAAACCAACAACATAAAGAAACTAAGTTATGGCAGCATTAGGCTCAAAACAATTAACTCCCCCAACACGACAAGAACACACTCGTGGTGTACATAAACGTGCATACGCTCAGATATCACTTAAGGGTGGTGGTAAAGCAAGTTGTTCAGGGGCTATTACATCAATAGAAAGTAATGTCCAAAAAACCCATTCAGCATTAATGAGTACTGAGGGTGGTAGATTAACACCACAACCTGTATTAGAATCATTCGAAATGGCAAATGATGGTGGACAAGACGCATCAGATGCTATGTTGTTTGAAGCATCTGCTAAAGTAAAAGTATTTTCGCTTGATGATTTAAATGACATGGAAAATTCATTTTTAATACCAGGACAACGAATTACTATTAAATTAGGGTATGCAGGTGGTACAAGTGACAGCATAGACGCTGAGATTGTGGGTTATGATTTTACAATAAACCAAGACAGTAGCTTTGATGTTACTATAAAAGCAGGTGGTAAATTAGATGGAGTAGTTTCGGCTGATTTCTTTACACTAAGCAGCTCAGCACCAATTGAGTATACAGATGAAGAATCAGGCAAAACAATTACACCAAGTGATATTCTTGGAAATATAATTGGAGAATCCAGCCAAAAGCTAAAAGGTCTAAGCCCGAGCGATGGTCGAGCTAAAAAGAATGGGCCATTTGCAATTTGTAATCATCAAATGGAAGAAAACACCAGCTGGTTCAGTAATGATAGTCAAATTTCATATGTAGCGGCTAGTTACATTATAGATTCAATTAATAAAAATATAAATCCAGAACTAAAAATTAAAAACCCATTATTTACCTATGATAAACTTTTTGTAGAAAGTAGTAAGCAAACCTTCCCATCCGAGATAAAATCAGCCGACCCACTATCTATTTTAATTTCAGGTAATGGAAGATATGGTAGTAAAGCCCAATTTGACATATCAGCTGAGGGTAGTTCTCTTTTAGGAAAGATTTATATAAGCATTCCAGCAATAGCTAAGATTCAAAATGACCTAACAATGCCACCAGGTTCAGATAGTAAAAAATCAGTAGCTACTGTAGATTATCTAAAAAAGATATTTGGATTAGTTGACGTATGTACGGGTGGGTATGTTAGACCTTATATTTACTCAGACCCAAATTCAGCTGAAACTGCTAAAGGGGAGCAGATGTTAATATTAAATAAAGGTAGCGATTTTGAACCAAGTGGAAGTCCAACTGAATTAAAAGTTTTAAATGGATATAAGAATGGTGTAAGGTCATACAATGTCAGTACCAATATGGATTCGGAAATGATGGCTATGGCACTTCACGCTGCACAAACAGGCAAGGGTGGTGATAATCTTAAAAACTTATATCCTGGTTGTTTTGATACTTTAGAACCTGAGGCTGCAGCAGTTGTTGATTACAAAGAAAACTTAAAAGAAGTAATGGAAACGTTGGGTGATAATATAGGTATGGAAGAAATTACTACGGCAAAGCAATCATTAAAAGCTTATGTAGAGTCAATATCCAAGAAAACTCAACCAATAATAAAATATAATTTAGAAGTATCATTTCAATGTGATGGTTATTTTGGTGCTAGATATGCTGATGCATTCACCATTGATAGACTACCAAAAAGCTTAAAAGCAGCTAAAGCTTATTTTATCGTAAGTAAGATAGGACAAAATTTTAGTAATGGTGATTGGGTAACTGATATAACAGGTATAATGATGTTAGGGAAGTAATCATGGCAGATAGAAGAGAACGTATATATTACCCAATTGGCTCAATAAGTAGTGGTCTTTATACTAATGGTGGTGAACTAATGGAAAAAGATGGAACTCCGTATGTTGGTCAATACCACACTTACAAAAACACTAAAGAAATATTTAGTGAACCTAACTATGTAAAAAACTTATCAAGACGACTTATACCATTCGCAGACTTAGGTGGTTCAGCTGACGTTAAGCGTGTTTTTCAATATAATACATTAAAAGAAATAGAGGCGGATGATTACTCGTCTATTATTGATATTCCAGACCCATATTATCCAATCCTAACTAATAAAGATAAGATTAAAGGGGTTATTACAAGATACTTTATGAAACACAAAGGTAATGAAACTATCTTTGAAGTAGATAAAGATGGTTTTGGGTTTGATTCAGTTTATTACGATAAGTTAGAGTTACAATGGAAAATAGTAGGCCCTTTGCAAGATGTAGGAATGGAAAAAGGTGTAATAGACACTAATAGACGTACATTAGCACTACATAAAAATAACTTCATTGGAATAGACCGATATCTTTTAGACTTAAAAGAATTTTATTTCTCTCCAAGATAAAACTTTAACAAAACTTTAACACTTTTTATTTGGATTTCTCATTTATTATTCGTACTTTAGTATAGTTAATGAGTGGGAGTTTTATCCCAACTAAAATTAAAAGTTATGAAAGTAAGTTTAGAATCAGTAGGATGTGTGATTGACACCAATGAGTTTTTAGTTCACGCACAAATGGAAGATGGGTCAGTTGACCTTGAGAATGGTGTTCACATCGATGAGGTGTCTGAAGAGTGGATGT